CTATTCTACCTGACACGGCAACTTTAGAACCTTTGGTTAACTTTTTAGTTAACTCGATTGCTTTACCTTGTGGATAGAATTTAACACATTTAACCCAGGTTGTATCATATTGACCGTTCTTGTTTTTTTTCTGCGATGCAGCCACGCTGAACGATAAAATTTGATATTCGGATGTGTTGTTAACTATGGCATCTTGCCCGATAGTCCCAGTAACATTAGCTTGTAACATAATTTTCAGTAATTTCTGTAAAGATAACTATTGCATCGATAACTCCAAAATTCGATTTTTCTTGAATGCTATCATCTTTGTTACGGCATCTCGCGATGCGTCAGTGTTAGCGGTTCGGAGTTTTAAATGCTTTGTTAACTCTTCAACTTCTTTTTTAAGTTTTTCGATTTTAATTCTGTTTTCCATAGTTCTGTTAAATAAGTATCAATTAAACGATTTCTTTCTTGCAGTTTATTAATCTCTTGCTGGTGCTGATTGATGCGCAAGGCATTTGTAAATTCATGCAAAGTAAGATTGTTAAGTAAAATTCATCTTTTACCATAAGTGAGATGCACACGTTGCCCCAAACTGTCCAGGCAATTTCTCGCCATGTAAGTTTAGCTAATTCATCGCGTAAGGCATTAACGAGGTTGTCGCGCTCGCGCTTATTCATTTCATCAAATGGATATTCGTTAAGTTTAAAGATAAATTTCATCGTCATTATATCTTGGGAGGTTCATAATCTCATTTGCCAATTGTTCAAGTGTCTTTTTACCTTTAAAGTAAAGTTCAATTTCAGCTTTTCTGCGCCTAACAAGTCCTGGTAACTTGCGTCCTCCACCATGAACCCATTTCATCCAGGCAATTTCAATACCTTGGGCATTAGGATCAGCATTAATTAGTTTTATCAATGTTGATTTACGTAAAGCATTCCAACCTATGTTATACGATAATGATATTAAAGCATCATATTGGTTTTGGTTTACTTTAGCAGATAGGAATGAGTTAACCTGATTTTCAAATTGCACAACCATTTTAGCTAATAATACAGTAGCATCCGCTTCAGATATAGGTTTATCAGTCATTTTTACTTTGCTTCCATCGAGATAGAATGTTGCACCATAACCAATGGTCGGAATGCCAGCTGGACATTTGTATGGCTTCGGACAAAAACCTTCGAAGTATTTAATTAGTTTAATTCCGTTTTCTGATATTTTCATAAATTTCAATTATTATAACGATTAACATACTGATGCCCATCAAAGGCATTAAATATAAAATGAATTTAATTAGTGTTTCCATTTTGTAAATAATAGATTAGCATTAGCCAGTGCTGACTATCGATGCCATAATTTTTTAAATAGTATTTAGTTGGATTTTTTGTAGGATTAGCGATATCAAAAAACGGATTCCACGCATAAAAATTTGGTTTGTAAGCAAAATAGCACCATTCAAATCCGTATAGGTTAGCCGCATTAATTACATCCTGAACATAAGCACTACTATTTTTAGACCATCTGACTGCGTTAAACTCTCCCAAATAAATTGGGTAGCCATGATTATCACTCCACTTCTTAACCGCCTTAAATCGCTTTAAAATAGTGTCTGCATTAAAGTTTGGTAAAGGATAATCAATACCTTTCGGGCGACCTTTCAAACCTTGATGTGTATAGTTAAACGGCAAATACATATGAAAGTTGTAAATTAAACTACTATCCATAATATTAAAGGGCAAAAACTTTCCGTAGTTTGTAGGCAATCCATAAGCACCAGGTGTAAGCATAAATAAAGCTTTATTATCTCGCTTACGTATAATGGCAAGTGCTTTAATGTAAAACTCTTCCAAACGTGGAGGACTTATAACCGTATCTTTTAATTTTATTGCTGGTTCGGAAAGGAACTCATAGATGTAAACCTTGTTTGCAAACTTTGCACCTACTTGGTCGATGTATTTATAAGCTTTGTTCAGGTAGTTAGTATCCGCCCAAAACATCGGCATTTCATCCGTGATAGTATCAAATGATAGGTCATTAAATGCAACAACTGGTTTGATGCCTTGAACGTTGCATTCGTCAACTAATCTCAAAGCCCAGTTCAATTCTACTTTAAACGCACTATCAGGTGATATCTTAAATTTTTTAGCGCGATCTAATGGCTTTATCATGATGCGCAAGTTTTGGACATTGCATTGTTTAAGATAGGCAACATCAGCTTTACTTCCACTACCTGACATAATAGTTACACCTTGTCCAAATGCCTGGGATAGCATTAGAATAAAAGCAACTAATGTAATAATGAATAGCCATAAGTCAAATTTGCTTTTAGGTTGCACAACTGGAAGTGCATAAAGTGTCGAATTAAGGCAAGTGCATTGATGCGGATAATGATAGATGCATTCTTTTGCATACTGGAATTTCACAATATCACCAACAGTCCAGTTGTACTTTTTGTAATATGGATGTATGGGCAAATCGTGTGAGATTGCTTGTTTATCTTCAGTCAGGTAGGTGTATTTAATTAGCCACTCACCGCTACTATCTTTAATAACTTCTCCGTTCATTTGTTTAAGAATTTTTCGTGGTAATAATCACCGCCTGATTTGGGCGATTTATAATCTGTTGCGTTGGCATATTCGTAACCTTCGAGGTATGCGGTGTTGTAAGCATCCTGGATAATGCGTTGCTCTTCCATTTCAAGTTCCCAAGCATTTTCTTTGAAGTAATCACCTACTCCCATAATTCCTTTTTCGTCAAGGATTTGTTTTAACTTTTGAATTGTTGTCATAGTATTTAAATTTTTGTGACCAGTGAGAGATTCGAACTCTCATCCCCATATTTTCCACGCTTCAAAAAACCTATTAATTAAAGCTATATGGTTGTTCCCCAAGGCGCTATTCATTCACGCTTACACCAACTGGTCGACCGTTTTACAGATTGCAGAGAATTTACTTTATAGATTATTAATAAATATCATTAAAAAATGGATGCGCATTTTCAAATTTATCTAATAATTCATCCTCCAAATCTTTTTCATTTACACCTAATTTATATGCATAAACTAATTGTTCTCGATTAATATTTTCAGCGACTACAAATAATGATAATGCTCTATCATCTAATTTCATTATTTTACTTAATTCGTCTTTTAAGAATTTTACTGATGTTTTACCCATTTGTCACCTCCTCTGTACCAAAATTTGTTCTAAAGAAATTAGCACTTCTTTTAGCCGCGTCATACTCATCGTAAGTCATTGTGTCCTGGTCATAACGCATTTTGATATGGTCAAACACTTCCAGTTCAAGTGACCATCGGTCGGTAGTCATGTAACCTTCACGAAACGCCGCTTCGATGTTTTTAATTTCTTGACCTTTTAACTCTGCTAATAGGTCTTTAATCTCAAATAAGATATGCATTGAATGCTCATTATTTGACATCATTTGATTTATTCTTTCTTTGATAATCTCTGTTATCAATAAAGAATGCACATTGTTGATTTTTGTCGTCATAAGGAATAGATGTTAAATAGCTTTGAATTTTTTTTGATGGTGAAGTAAATCTATCACACTGGTATTTGATGGGGCAAAGGTAGCCGTTGCATTTAGTCATTTATAAACTTGTTTAATAATGTCAATTGATTTTTCGATTCCGATACATTCTTTAAACTGACCATTTTTTTTAAGTTGGTTAAACTCATTTTGCAGTAGTGCTAATATCATAGCTAACTTTTGCTTTTCATCTTTAGTCAGTGCCATTGCCAGTGCGGAGGTGTAATAGTTTTAGTTTGAGTTTGATTAATTGCCTTAATGATGTCATTGACCGTAGGCATTCCATTATACTTGCGACACTGCAAGAACTGGATTAAGAGATTAAAATTAGTTCGTTTCATTTTAAAATAGTGTTCTTTGTTTTAGAAATGGTTGTAATCTTTTATTTGCTATATTGATATAATCTATTGACATTTCACTACCAATAAAATTTCTATTTGCTCTAATACAAGCTTCAGCGGTTGAGCCACTACCCATGAAAGGGTCATAAATTAAACCACCTTCAGGACATCCAGCTAATATTGGTTTTTTAATTAAATCATCAGAATATTGCGCATAATGAGATTCACGATTTGGTTTTGTTGGTATGTCCCAAAAGTCAGAAACATCTCCAGGATTTTTACCTAATGGATTAAAAGATACTGCATTTGTTGCAATCCACTCATCATTATTACTTTTTGCATTATCAGCATATTGATGTCTTTTGCCATCATTTCTTTTATCATCAGACCATTTATGCTTATCTCTAATACTATCCAAATCAAAATAATATTTTTCTGACTTAACCATAAAAAAGAAATATTCATGTTTTTTAGTAAATCTATCTTTAACTGAATCAGGCATTCCATTTCTTTTTGCCCATACAATATCGTTTCTTATTATCCAACCTCTATCTATACATCCAATTGCAAATCGATGAGGAATAAGCATTAAACATTTAGAAATTCCTCTATTTACAATTGTTTCTCTTTTATTACCAAATCCAGCTCTTCCATTATTTGATGCCATAGAATTATTACCTCCGTAAGTATCTCCAAGATTAATCCAAACAGTTCCTTCAGGTTTAAGCACACGATAAATTTCATCCATCATTTGCCATAAATGCTCAAGATATTGCTGAAATGTTGGTTCTAATCCCCATTGACCTTCGTAACCATAATCACGAAGTTGCCAGTATGGAGGAGATGTAATTACACAATCTAAATAATTATCAGGCATTTTTGATAATGTATCTAAACATGATTCATTATAAATTTGATTAATGGCTTGCTTCATAATTTAAATAAAATTGTATTCCGTTTAATGAACAAGCTGAATGGTTGGTTCGCTCATACGTATGATAACACATTGCTTTCTCACTTAATGTTGCCTCACGCGCTCTAATAAATCCACCATCTAACAGATACTGGAACTCGTCAAATGGGAAGAGGTCATTCATATAAAAAATCACTCCTCCCCATAACACCTCATTAAACTCTGCGCAGTTCGATTGCAACACTATAAATTGACCTTTCTCAAGTTTCATTTGACTATAATTATGATACTCGAATTTAGGCATTTTAACCTTTAATGTATGTTCAAATTCAACCATTCGCTCAATTCAGTTTCAATTATTTGACTAAATGTGTGATTAGTTTGGTCTATTGCCAGGTGATTATTTTTGTCTAGATAAGATTTCAGACAGTCATTTAATAGGTCGCTAAATGTGTAACCTTCAACCGCACTTAATACCTGGTAAGCTTCTGACTTTAGGACTGGATGTATGTTAAGATAGCAAAGTTCAGATGTCAGTTTAGATGCTTTACCTAGCTTTTGAAACACCAAGTGCAACATAATAGGATCATATTTAAATGATGTACCAGCATTAATAATGTTTAAATTGCGCTTTCTCATTTACGTATCATTTGTTGGAACTTCATTTGTAGTTCAAATTTAGTTATTTTTCTGTCATCAAATATATAAAAGTTTTCTAACATTTTAATTTTGCCTGACTTTAAATTTTCGGCTAACCATTTCTCAAATGCGCCTTCATACTGTATATTCATAATTTCTCGTTCTATGTACCAAATTGCTTTTTTAAGGTCTTCGGTTGGGTTAAATTTCTTTTTATATCTACCAAGGTACTTTACTGCGTTACCTATGTTAAAGTTGCAATCCCAAGCTTCTATTACTTTGATTACTTCATACACCTGGTCACCGCCGTAATGGTCAGGATT